AAGAAGAATCACCAGAAGTTGACATTCACGAACTTGTTCTTTGGAACTCTTTTTCGCAACACATTTCGGTAACTGAATTTCAGGCTATGCGGAATATGCGTATGACTTATGTTGCTCGTTCAGGAGAGTTTGTGAATGGTAAGTATTTATTCACGCTTGATTGGCACTCTCCAGATGACAATGTGCTTAACGGTGGTTTTTCTTTGAACCCTGGTCAGCATAAGTGTGGTCATGTCATTGAGAGAGATGACGGAAACTTCGCAATACAACCAAACAACAGAGTTCGTTTATTTGACCCATCATTTACTACTAAAACGGGTACACTTATTGAACGCCTAGTGAATACAAGAAAATGGGATACGGAAGATGCTCACAAATGGGTAACTTCAGATGATGACCGATACGAATACGGAATTAACCAAAGGGAGACACAATAATGTCATTAGCAAGCCACATCAAAATAGCAAAACGAAACACAAAAATTACACCCCGTGTTCACTCGTTCCTAAACCATACAGACGGAATCAAAGTAACGAACGATGAACTAGCGAAGCGTGTGCTTGAAATTCTTTCACCTGCCGAACATGATAGGTCAGGTCACTTTCACCCGTCACAATTATACCAATGCAAGAAGAGTCAAGTCTTTGACTTCTACGGTTCAAATACTGGGCAGAAACAATATAACCCTACTCTTCAAAACCTTTTCAACGATGGGCATTTCCGTCACTTACGCTGGCAAATAATGCTAATGAACGCAGGCGTATTAACAGACATTGAAGTAGCAGTGTCTCTTCCTGAAAAACGACTTGGCGGTTCAATTGACGGAATCAATTCAAAAGAAGGCTGGATATTTGAGTTAAAAGGTACTAGCCAGTATGCACAAGTCGTAAAGCGTGGCGCAATGCCTGCTCACATCAAGCAAGTCCATGCCTATATGCTGGCTAGTGGTTACAAATCAGCACTAATTGTCTATGAGTGCAAATCATCGCAACAATGGGTTGAAATTGAAGTAAGTCGTGATGAAACCATCATTGAAGAACTAGAGTCAATCCTTACAGACCTGAACAAAGCCATTGATACAGGAGAAATGCCAGAGGTATTAGATGAATGTCAGAATAAAGAAGGTCAATACAAGTATTGCCCACACGCTTCAATCTGTCTCGGGGTCAAGCGTGTCGCAGACTTCCATCAGGTCGTTCCGCCTGAACGACGGGTTGCCAACCTTAAGAGAACTACAACAAGAACTAGATGAATATGTGGCAGTGATAATGGGGCGTGAAGCGCCACCTATCAACAACGGGGAAATGACACTCCTTGAATACGCCAATGCTGTCTATAGTCGTGGCATGGAATTGACCATGCTGATTCAGCGTTCAGAAGCCTCTGGCACTGTTCTGAAGGGTTCTAAGTATTACAAGTTCCGTACTGGCGAACTACGCTCTTTCGTAGAACTAGCATTGAAGGCTATTGAATTGGGTAGTAGGCGTATCACGGTGGCTAAAATGGAGTATGATATGACGCGTGGATAGATTCGTAGTCATTGGCATAGACCCAGCCTCTACCAAGTTGGCAATGGTTGCGTTATCTTCCGATGGAAGATATATGACCTATTACAACGGCAAATTAGGAAAGAGTGGTGGGCAATCGTGCGCCAACGCTATACGAAGTGTCAACTCGTTTGTTTCAAGCGTTCAAAAGAAACTGGGCAAAGTTCAGTATGCTTTCATAGAATCGCCAGTAGTCGGAAGAGGCGGTGTACGGTCAACGATGGTTCAGTGTTTCACATCGGGCGCTATTCAAGGTGCGCTTTATGAATCAGGGATCACCACACAAGTCGCCAATGTCTCGTCGTGGAAAAAAACAGTCGTCGGAAAAGGAAACGCAACCAAAGAAGAGGTCGCAGAATTTATACGATTACGATGGCATGATATCTTCGCCACAGCAAGTGGAAATCAAGACCTCATTGACGCTTCCTGCATTGCCCTCTATGGACAACTCTCTGTCGGTAGGGGAATGGTTTAACTTAGCGTCATGCAAAGGTCAGACAGTTAAGTTTTTTAGGCATACTTGTTCACTCAGATGCAACACACACCCACAAGGTTGTGATAGAGTCGCTACAGTTAGACACTGTAGAAATACCTGTCTGACTTGCCCCGTTCTAGAACATTGCAGAATATGGGCGATCAGCACAAATTTAATTTATGGGTTCGCAGGCGGTATGTCTGAGAGCGAAAGAGAAACATTCAAGACTATGTTGGAGGAAGAAAATGGAAGAATTCCTGTTCAGTCAGACTGAGTTTGTGCCAGTTAAGAAATTGAAGGCATACGGTAAGAACCCACGAAAGGGTAATGTTCGTGCTATTGCAGAGTCACTTGCTACGAACAAGCAATACCGACCTATTGTCGTTCAAAAAAGCACTAATCAAATTCTTGCTGGAAACCATACATGGCAAGCGGCTAAGTCTCTTGGTTGGGATAAGATCGCTGTCGTTTATGTTGATGTAGATGATGAACACGCAAAGAAAATCGTTCTCGCAGACAACCGAACCAACGACTTAGCAGAATATGATGATCGTATTCTTTCAGAATTGCTAACAAGCCTTGAGACAATCAGTGGCACTGGCTATACCGAATCTGACATGGATTCAATCATGCAATCAATCAGCACAAGCATGATGGACATTGAAGACGCTGGAGCACAACTAGACGAACGGGCAAGATTAGCGGCAGACCCATTTGCTGGCGGTATTCCTCTTGACGATGATGATGAAGATGATGACTTAGAAGCAGTATCTACTGAAGAAGTAGAAGACACGCTTGAAAACAAAACCAGCGAACTTGCTGGAGTTGTTGAACTGGCAGAAGCAAAAACTTTTCCAGGTTGTGGCGCATGGGATTTTCCTCCAATGATTCCTGAAATGATGATTGATGAATTGCCGTATAATCTGCGTACATGGGCAGGAAGCGCCACTAGAGATATTGACCATGATGGGCATTGGCTGTACAACTGGGGAGTAGATAGCACTTCAGGTATGCAAGACCTAAGTAAAGTAATGCTTTCGTTTTACACTCACGATGAATACTTTGACCGATGGTGGGAAAACACTTCTACTTATACTGCAAAACTTTTGAACTCTAGGGTCAAGTACGCAATCATGCCTAACTACACTTCTGGCGGTATGCCCAAAGCAATCTCTATTCTTCAAAACTACAAATCATGGTATGTTGCTAGGTATTTGCAAGAGGCTGGTATCAAAGTAATGCCAGATATGGAATGTCGCCCTGAACCAGAGTTTGTTCAAGCGTGGAAGAAATGTATGCCTAAGTCAATCCCGTTTATGGCAGTTCAATTACAAAACCTTTTCACAAGTTCACGAACTGGCACTAGAGCAACAGAAGAAGATTGGCGAAATGCAGTTACTGAGACTTGTGATGGGCAAATTAAAGGAATGGATATTGGCAATATCCTTGTTTATGCACCAACCACTAAGTGGGATATGATTCAAGACTCATGGTCTAGAAAAGACATTAAATTGCACTTCTTCCCAACACGAATTGAACTCTTAGCAGCACGATCAAAAGTTCGGGGTGCAGAAAAAGAAGCGAGAGGCTTTTGAGTACAATATTTCTAGCACCTTATGGCGATCATGGGTCAGGCGTAAAATCAGCACCACATTCACTTTTGGGGTATCGCAATTCAATCGGCAAGACTCACTTACAATCGGCAGAAATACCGTGCGCTACTACTGAAGAAATGTTAAACAACATTCCTCTTATTCTTTCTAACTATAAAGAATATGTAGTTATTGGTGGAAATCATGCGATTACTCTTGCAATTCTTCAATCACTTCAGGGTAAAAAAAATAGACCTTTTTTAGTGATGTATGACGCACACACTGACACTTATCAGCACAAGAGTGAACTTGATTGTGGCAACTGGTTACGGTTTGCAGAAGATGAAACTCTTATTTCAGGTGTTCACTGGAAGGGTATTCGTGATAAGTCTGCATACAACCTAAGTAATACTATGGACATTCCAAAGAGTGGTCATGTTCATGTAACTGTTGATCTAGATGTGCTTGAACCAAAAGAATACGGTTGGGCTTCAAATTTTAATGAGCCAGATGGAATGTCATTAGACAAACTAATAAGCAGTATCTATTCAATACGAAAAAAAACCAAAGCAACTATCACAGCAGATATTGTTGAGTATGACGCTTTCAAAGATTCATCAGGTGCAGGTCGCTATGCCTGTTCGCAAATTCTTGATGCTCTATTAGATATCATTAATCCATTAAAGAGTATTGAATAAACAATAGCCCACTAGACATAATGTATCTGTAACTACAACAGTTTGGAGAACATTATGTTCGGACTTATTGACATGGAAATTGAAGGAATCATCAGCGGTTCAATGCCGACTCGTACTGGTCCTATCACTAACGCTAGGGGTAAGCCGTTAAAGCAGGGTTCGCCTGCTTACAACAAGCGCCTTGCCGAGCGTAAGGCAGAGATTCTTTCTGCCAAGAAGAAGCGAGAACGAGCAGCCGCTAAAAAGCCAGCAACAAAGAAGGCAGCCGCTAAGAAGCAGGCTCCTGCTAAGAAGACTGCCGCTAAGAAGGTTGCCGCTAAGAAGAAAGCACCAACCACACGACCTACTCGTCGGTAATTAAGTTAAATGCAGGGGTCAGTGGTTAAGAAATATCACTGACCCCTGTTTGCTCTAGCAGTTTCACGCTGGAAGTAGTATGATTTCAGCATCTTCTTATGATGTAACTGGAGTAATACTGTGGCAAGCGATGACAAGGGCAAAGCAAAAGGCGTATTCACAGAGGCTGGTGTAACTGGTCTTAGGCGTAGTGGTGGATATGTTCACGAAGAATTCTTGCCTCAACTGGCAGGGTATCGTGCAATTCAGGTGTACCGTGAAATGCAGGATAATGACCCTGTAATTGGTGCAATTTTATACGCAATTGACAAACTCGTTCGTCAAGTGGCATGGCGTGTTCAGCCAGCCTCAACAAAACTTGAAGATCAAAAAGACGCTAAGTTTCTTGAATCGTGTCTAGGTGACTTGAATGTTGCTTGGGAAGACACAATCAGTGAGATCATGTCCATGCTTGCCTATGGTTGGTCGTTTCACGAAATTGTCTATAAGAAGCGCAATGGTTATACGAGTGACACAACGAAGACTTCTAAGTACAACGATGGAATGATCGGTTGGCAGAAGTTCCCAATTCGCTCACAAGAAACCCGTGACCGCTGGGTGTTCGCAGACAATGGCGACATTCTTGGTATGTGGCAGTCAGCCTCTCCAACATACTTCCCAACATATATTCCAATTGAAAAGGCTTTACTGTTCCGAACGACAGTTTCAAAGAATAACCCAGAGGGTCGTTCAGTATTGCGTAACGCCTATCGCCCTTGGTATTTCAAGCGCCGAATTGAAGAAATTGAAGCAATCGGTGTAGAGCGTGACCTTGCTGGATTCCCGATTATGTATGTTGACCCAGACATCATGCGTGAAGATGCCTCTGGTATGAAAAGCACTGTATTTCAGGACTATAAAGATGTAATCATTAACATTCGTCGGGATCAGCAAGAGGGAATGATTCTTCCTGCTATGTACGACGAAAATAACAACCTCATGTACAGACTTGAATTGCTATCTGCTGGCGGTGGTCGTCAATTTGATACAGACCGAATCATTACTCGCTATGACCAACGAATTGCTACGACAGTGTTGGCAGACTTCATTCTGTTAGGTCAAGACATTGGCGGTTCATATGCACTGTCATCAGATAAGACGAGCCTGTTCGCTTTGTCTATCCGAACTTGGCTTGAAACGATTAAGACCGTTATGAATCAGCAGGCTATCCCACGCTTGTTTAGAGTCAATGGTATTGATACAGAAAAGTTGCCTGAACTTGTATATGGCGACATTGAAACGCCACCTCTTACCGAAATTGGCACATTCATTCAACAATTGGCAGGTGCTGGCGCACCATTGTTCCCTGATGACGCTCTTGAAAACCACCTTCGCAAAATGGCACACTTGCCCGAACGCCGTGAAGAATCAGCAGGCGTTGTTCAAGACGCTCAAGAAAAACTTTCTGGTCAAGATCAAGTTGACGCTTCCAAAGAAGCCAAGAATAATAAGAACGCAAAGAAACAAGAGACAGATCAAGAAGTCGCCCAAAGCATGACCACTAAGGAATAGTCATGCCTGCTACCTCAAACTTTCGTGGCAAGAAACTTCTTCAAGCCATTACTAATCTGATGGATAGCCTTGAAAGCAGATACCGTTCTGTTTTCTTGGAGACTATTGAGAACATTACAAATAGCCCTGATATAGCCGAAATTATTAGGGATATTCGCTTAGGAAATATCACCACAATTGACAACGCTACCCTCGCAAGAATTCAGGGCGTTCAACTGAACACATATGACCTAACGGTTGCCTCAAGGCAGGCTATGGCTTCAGGTGGCAAGATAACGGCTAAGACGGTAGGGCTTGAAGGTAAGTTCAACCTACAGAACCCAAGAGCAATTGCTGCAGCCAGAACTCTTAGTGATGAACTCGTTGCCAATTTAAGTAAAACTGTTACAAAGAATCTGACCGACATTATTACTGACGGTGTGTCAGGAACTGATTCTCTTTCGGAAACTATTCGCCGTATTAAAGATGAAATTGGATTAACGACACAACATTCAGCGGCAGTAAAAAATTATCGCAAGAACCTCATTCAAACTGGAATGGATAAGGCGAAAGCATTAGCCCAATCAGAAAAATATGCGAAGAGATTGCTTAAATATCGTGCCGAAACAATTGCACGAAGTGAAATAGCAATGGCGGTTAATAAAGGTCAGGCAGAGTTCTGGAAACAGATGAAAGATGACGGTTCTATCCCACCTACTGCAATGAGAATTTGGATTGCAGAAATGGATAGTAAAACTTGCGACATATGTGCGCCTTTGAATGGAGAACTAGCACCAATTGATGGTGCTTGGTCTACTGGTCTAGGGTTCTTTGACATACCGTATGCTCACCCTCGCTGTCGTTGTACTTCAGGGCTTGTATTCCCCAACAAAATCACCAAAAACGACCCAATTGGTTATGAGCAATGGGTTATTTCAAAAGGCGATTATGTAGGTCACCCATTCAGAGGTAATCAATGGACTAAAGTTGGTGGTGCAGGTGCTGGCGCTAAGAATGAAGCAAATGCCTCTCAAATTGATTGGAATGTTCTTTACGACAACGATGTTCCTGGGGAATTAGAGTCATATCTCGGAGATAATGCCGTAAAGTCCCTTGAAAATTGGATATTTAACGCTAAATACCCAACTCAATGGCTTAAAGAAGTAGCAGGAAAAGACTATGAATATGAAGAGCATTATCAGACTCTTCAAGGTTGGTTAAAAGAAGCCAATTTCCCCGATACGGTAACTGTTATTAGGCAGGGTACGCCAGACCCTAGGGGAGACATACGAAGTGGTTCTGCTATGGAAGGCTGGACAGGTGGCGCTATTGACGCTCAACATCATTATGGTTCTGACCGAAAAGTTTATGTAAGCAAAGTGCCAAGAAAAAATATCATTGGTATTGGTCAGATAGAAGAAGGAGAACTCTTCTATAAAACCGAAGGCGTAACAGTGACGGAACTGAAAAGGTAGTAGGGTAGGGGTATGAGCAAACCAGACTATTCATTCGTTGATGTGACCGACATTGTTCCGCCTGCCGCATCGGACTTATGGTCAACAATGGTCCCTCATCATGGGATTGTCATTATTTCAGGCTTACGACCCGAAGGGGGAGAGGCTATCCATGTCATTCATAACACTGACGCTCCAGCGTGGACTCTGATAGGAATGTTAGAAGCAGTTAAATCTGACCTTTTATATATGTTTCAGCAGGTTGAATACAGGAGAAACGAAGATGGCAACGAAGAAGAATACTACGAAGATTGATAACAAAATTGTCTTAGTCGTTTGGCATGATGCTCATGCAGATTCTTCAGGAACATGGGTTGAAAAAGAAAATATCGGCAATAACCCATACATTGTAGAGACTTGTGGGTTCTTGATTGAAGATGTAAAACCTAACCATGTAACCATTGCACAGACGATCTCACATGACGGAATGTATGACCACATTATTCACATTCCCGACGCTATGGTCGTATCAAAGAAAACGATCAGCACTAAAGGCGATCATTGATTGCTCTAGCAACGCCAATACATTTAATGTAATCTGAACCTAAGTAACAGGAGATGCAATGGAAGCACAGATTACAAAAATAGATGATGATAAGCGCCTCGTATTTGGTTGGGCTTCAATTATCAAAGATGTAGAAGGAAAAGTCCTACTTGATCGCCAAAACGACTACATTGACTCTGAAGAAGAATTAGAAAAAGCCGCCTATTCGTATGTTCTAAATTCCCGTGATGGTGGAGAAATGCACATTCGTAAGGGTGTTTCAACAATGGTTGAATCGGTTGTTTTCAGCAAAGAAAAGCAAGAGGCAATGGGTATCCCTTCTGGCTCAATGCCCGTTGGTTGGTGGATTGGTTTCCGAGTCAATGATGAACGGGTATGGGAAGAAGTCAAAAAGGGTCAGTATTCAGGATTCTCTGTACACGGGACTGGTCAACGAAACCAAAACATTCTAAAAGACGGTGAATATACCGAAATTGAAAAGAATGATGAAGTGCAGGAAGAGAAATTTGACGGTGTTCGTGTTTCTAAAAAACTTTTGATGACATTGACCAAGGCACAAAAGAACAAGAGCAAAGACAAGTGATCTAAGTGGGAATTTCAAAAGACAACCCGACTTCTTCTGATGTTCATGTAGACGCAATTATGGGAGCAGTTAAGAATTCTGCCATGACAAGTAAAAAGCGACGCTTGAAGAAAAAGCGTATGGCTATGGATATGTCTCTTAAGAAGGGTGACTTTGTAGGACACCCATTCCGAGGTAACCAGTGGACTAGGGGAATGGGCGTAAGTCGTATGGCAGGGCGATCAGCACCAAAAGACCCAACCGCAGGTGCTCAAGGTGGTGGAAGTGGCGTAGTTAACCCAACAGTTAAAATTACCAATGATAGACCTCTTGGTTTTCGTGAAGCAGGATTGCCAGCACACGGAAGAAAAACAGGAACGGCTGTTGACGATCTCTTAACTATGGGCGCTAAAGATAGTACACAAGCGTCAGAAGGTCGTTCTTTATACAGAGACACTCAAAGTATGCTTGACACTGTTCACCGAAATTTAACGCAAGTACAAAGTAATGTTCTTTCTCTTAAGCGTAGACCAGACCAACCAGATAGCGAACTCTTAGGAATTCGTAACAGAAGTCTATTGGCTGAAGTAAATTCAATTCAGGCTAAGTTACGGGCGCAAGAAGCAGAGTCTTTGGCTACAGCAGCGCGTGGTTCAAGAAAAATTCAAGCACAAGACTATGGCGCAAGTTCAGAACTTCAAGCACAACAAGCAGGAGCAGTTAATAGTGCTGCAAAAAAGGCACTATATCTTGGCGATGTAAACAAGCGGTTAGACTCATTCTTAAAAGAATTTAAAGGTAGCCCTGACGCTTTATTTTCTAAAGAATCAGCAGAAGTAACTACTAAGAGAACAAAAGGGGCTTCCCCCACTAATGAAGTAACACGCAAGTTACCTTCTGCTACTGTTACTCACCCAGACCTTGAAAATCCTTCTTCGCCAATGTGGAAGCAAAAAGTTCTAGGAGAAATGAAGTCTGTTTCTGCTACTGTTCAATCAGGTGGCGAAACTTATAGGGTTGACGGTATTCACCCAATCATTGCAGGAGTATCACCAAAAGTTAAGTTTACCCCTGCGCTTATTAAAGAATTACAAGGTTTGTCTTTTGCTCAACAATCAATGATTACATCTGGTCATACAAGCACTGCCTCAATGATGGCAGAAATTAAAGCAATTAAAGCGAAAAAAGTTAAAGCAGGTTCTAATGCAGACAATGGAGAAGGTTTCAGCCTGACTACTGACCTTATGCTTAAACATAAAACAAAAGCACGAAAAGACGAAGAGTGGGATTCTTTAACTGAACCAGAAAAAAGAAGGTATGTAGACGCACCTGAGCATATGTCTCACGATGTTGCTATGCAATTAGCAATAGGTGTAAGGGGCGCTTTTGACCAACATTGGACACCGTTATCTGCTGGAGAAGTTGTCGTTAGTAGAACTGTTAGTAAGCCATATGAAGCAAGTGCTCAAGAACTGCTTGGTAAGGGCGACTTCATTGGTCACCCATTTCGTGGTAACCAATGGGTTAGAGGTCGTGGTGGAATGGGTATTGGGGGAATGGTTGGTCGTGCCGCACCTAAAGACCCAACGAGTGGTTTTCAAGGTGGTGGCAGTGGAAAAGTAGCAAAGCCAAAGAAAACAAAAGAGGAAAAAGATGCGGAATGGGAATCACTAAACAATAAAGGTAAGATCATATATAGCGAGGCTCCTCAAGATTACAGCCACGATCAAGCGATGATGTTGGCTCGTATGCCTCGCCGTGTTGTTAATAGGGGTCTTAGTGAAGCACAAACAAGGGAATACTGTAGCCTTTCACCAAGAGAAGGTGCTCACTATGAATACGCCAGTGCAAGCCGTTCTCATGCCAGCATTATGGCGGATATTAAAGCAGGGAAACCAGTTCGTGAACCTGCCGCTGGAATGAAGAGAGCAACCCCAGCAGACATTGCCCGTATCAGAAAAGAAGGTGTAGTTGTTGCTCCTGCATGGTCTGAAGTTCATGTGGCTAAGTCAAAATCTAGCAGGCTACAAGTGACAGGAATTGATGAGAAGGGGCGTGTTCAATCTGGCTATTCCAAAGCACACAAAGAACAGACTTCTAAAGCAAAGTTTGCTCAAGTAGCAGATGTTGAAAAAACACTGACTAAGTTAGATTCAGCACTAAAG